TCATTTTTTGTTTTTTTCTTAAAAATCACTTCAAATTCATGTGAAAATAAAACAAAAAGTATGTTCATATCTTGTAAATCTTGAAAATAATTGAATAAAATCAACAATTGATACATACGAAGGTCAAAAAGGACATATAGTGACCTCTTTTTATTAGATGTTAGGTCAATTATAAATGAAGATGATTGATATTCAAACATCATTATGAAAATCAACAACACAAATCGATTGAAATTAACTGATAAAGCAAATAAATATATTAAATAATGAAACTATTACTTTTTATCCTAATATCAGCTTCATTAGGCACTCAAGTCATAGAGACAATAAATAATGGTGGTTTCTTTACAGATACATATAGAGTCAATATAATCAATCCAATTTATTATAATTCAACACGTTATTTAAGTAATATAACTCAATTATCGTATCAAGTATTTATTCCAAATAATTATTTATTTCAAATTGTAAATTCAAACACAACTCTATATAATATTACATGCAATGAGACATGTTCAAATACCATCTATAATTTGGGTACTCTACCAATAGATGCAGTAATTTATTCCAATGGATATTCTAATGTTGTATATAATTTTACAGTAATCTTTGATTATAGTGTCAGTGAATTTTCATTGTGGCTTAGTATATTAATATTATTTGGTGTTTTGGTACTATGGTTTGGAGCTGTTTTATTAGTATTTTTATTGACACGTAGCAATAGAAATTAGTTAAAATATTGAAATTATAACATTTAAAATTCATTAAATGTTATAATTTAAAAATGTCCGACGAAGAATCAATTGACGCATCATATAACTCTTTGAATTATGAAGACGTAAATAAAGATAATGAAAAAGAGGAAGAAGAGGAAAACGAAAATGAGGAGGAAGAAGAGGAAGAACAAGATGATGAAAACGAACAAGAAGAATTATTTGATAATATATTTGGAACATTGATTGACGATAATCATCCTAAATCGAAATTATATCTAGTTGAACCGGAACAATTGGTTAAAATAAAATCCTGGGACTATAATCGTAGTATAGATAAAAAACACGTAGATAATTTATATAAAGGACAGAAAAATTATATAAATGAAAATTTGGTTCCATATTTTGCGGGAAATTTTATTATTGGTAAAACTAAATCTAAACATTATCATATTTTAGACGGACAACATCGTTTGGAAGCAGTAAAACTACTATTAGCGGATGGAATAAATCATTTCATGCTTAGAGTGGAAGTTATTGAAATAGATGATGATGAAGAAATGGTAAGAATGTTTCAAAATATTAATAACACTAAAGCAGTATCCATCGAAGATATGCCAGAAAGTAAAATGATTGAGTTAATAAATATGATTTATACAAATTATAAAAAAATATTTTCAACATCAGATGAACCTAAACCTCCACACATAAATAGACGTACATTGATGCAAAAAATAAAGGAATATAAATTTTTTGATAGATTCGAAGTAACACCAATAAAAATATTTCAAATGATTCAAAAATTGAATTTAAATAAAAAAAAATTACTTGATAAAAAATACGGTTTAAGAGCTAAATATCCAGTTGATTTAAATTCCAAAAAAAGATTTATAAAAGAAAAAGCAATTTATGATAAAAGCCTTGCAAAAGGGGATTTTGTTTTAGGTATCGATAAAACATATGAATGGTTGGTCGAATTAGAGACTGATATAGAAACATCTTGTTTAGGAAAACCAAATCATTAAAATATATAATAAAAAACATTATTTGAATTAAAAAAATAAACAATGTTTTTTATAAATTTTTTTATAAATTTTTTGCATGACCTGCAAAATTGAAAAATCGATATAAATTATTTTACAGATTATTTATATGGTCTAAAATTAAATTTTATCATAAAATTTTATCATTTGTGTTCCTGCAAAATCTGCAAAATTTTTTGCAGGTCACTAGGTGGATTGAAAATAAAAATTTTATCGATTTTTTGAATTTTTTATGGTCTTCGTGTTCCTGCAAAATCTGCAAAAAATTTTGCAGGTCACTGATTGGATTGAAAATAAAAATTTTATCGATTTTTTGAATTTTTTATGGTCTTCGTGTTCCTGCAAAAATTTTGCAGGTCACTTTTTGGATTACGCCTAAACTGATTTCGACGGTTATCATCTAACATGCACTGAAAATCGCTCGACTCAAAAAATGGAGGAATTGAAAAAAGTCAATAAAATTGTTAAATTTTATATTTTCAGATTTTTTAAGAAAATTTATGAAACACATCATTTTTACTCTAGATTGATTTGATAAGGGTAGTTTTACGTGTAGACCTAAATAAAATTTTTCGAATTTTCAAAAATTCTATTGGTTTTATACTTTCAACACACAAGGTTTACGGTGTGTTTGAAATTAATTCACGCGTAGCTTTTAAAAAATTTTTGTTTTTTTTTATTTTTGTTATTATAGACTGTAAATTATTCTCATTAATCAGTCAAATTATTTATACTCATAAAAGGGATGATAAAAATAATTTTTAATAAAAAAGTATACTATAGACAGAAAATCTATAGTAGAAAAATCAAAAACTAGAGTATTTTATTGGCTGAACGCACCTTAATAAAATTGGCAAAAAATCGATGTCGTTATATATTTTACATCATTTAATAGACTGCAACGACCATGAAAATTTTTCATCGTCTAAGTGATTAAACAACAAAATTCTACTATAGACAAAGGGTATGTAGTAGAAAAAATCGAAAACTAGAGTTTTTTTAATAAAATTCTACTATAGACAATTATATATAGTAGAAAAATCAAAAACTAGAGTATTTTATTGGCTGAACGCACTTTTAATACTTTTTATATATAAATTATTACTGACTATATATTTTTCGTCATCTAATGGACCATATAAACTCAATACAATTTACATCGTCTATTTGCTTAAACTATAAGATTATACTATAGATAAAATATATAGTAGAATATATAGTAAATGGCTACTATTACATTAAATTTACCGATTGAAATACCTGATATTATAACCACTGATGAATTATCATCTGCTATAGTAGAATATATAAACAAAAAACAATTCGATCCAAAAGAACATAAAAGAAGTATTAATAAGAAACATATATTATTATATCAAAAGAATTCGACTCATTATAAACAGTATAAGAAAGAATACAATAAGAATAGATATGCAATGAAAAAATTAGAATTGCAAAATAATAGTTTTTAACAAATTATATTTTACTATAGTATTGATATACTATAGTAAACTATGTCTGAAAAAATTAAATGTTCTAGATGCGGAATAAAAAGAAATAGTACACAATTCGCTGTTAAAAAAGATGGATCTTTGTACAAGACATGTTTAATATGTAATCCTAAAGAAGTTATTAAACAACCAAATATTCCAAACAATAGTATTATTGAAAACTTGTTAAACAACTCCCAAATAATAAATGATAAATTATTAACATCTCTTATACTAAAATATTATCAACCATCCACTAATGATCACACTAATCAAGTAACGAAAATAGATATGATTAGGCAAAAATACAAGAATGCTCCACCATTGAAAAAATTAAATGAGGATATTAATATATTTTTCCAAAATGAAAATCCTGCTAATCTTTTGCAGATTTATAAAAACGGCGATCTACATAATTATATATCCAAAATGATTATTGATGAATATACAATGAGTAAAGACAATAAAGAAAATCAATCTATTTATGTAGCCGATGTAGCTAGAAAGAAATTTATAATTAGATGTACAGAAAAAAATTATGCAGTTTGGAAGGATGACCCTGGAGGAGTAATTTTGAAATCATTGATAGTTGATCCAATTATTAAACAATTTGAAATATTTATGACTTGTTACATGCTAGAAGTTATAAATAAAAAACAAATGATAAAAAAAGTAAATACATCTTATAACGAATATATCAAACATAGAGACCATATTGAAATATTAGTAGAATCATTTTCTATGAAAATATTTAAATTAGAGGAGGATTTCAATATAGTTACTACTTTATTGAATACAAATTGTTTGAATGATTTAAGTAATAAAACACTAACCCATCTCGCAAATGGATTTGGTATTGAATGAAAACACTTACCCATCTAATGCTACCGATTTCGCAGTCCGAAGCATTTATGAGTGAGGAATATCACTTTCCTACTATATCCACATATTTTATTTTTATATCCTTTTAATAATAATATTTTATCTTATATCGACCTCCTCCTTTATGATGCCTTCCAAACCCCCAAGCAAATGGGTCTACTATATCAGCAACATTTCTAGTAATTACAGCTACATCTCTAGTTGTTCTAGCTACATCTCCTATTGTTTCTGGACCAAATTTATAATTCATTATATTATATATTATTCCGATTTCCCTATCCATAATTCCAGAACCATCTTTCATCATACCATTCACATAATAATATTCTCTATCCGAAAACATCACATATTCATATTCATTAGTAGATTGTTTGACTCCTTGTAACATATACAACAATTGAAGATTTTCATCATTGGTATCATCTAAATAAATCAATTTCCTATAATTATATTCCATGAATAATTTATTATATATAAATTGATTTTTAGGTGCTAGATATTTTTCAGTGACTCCAGTCTGTATAAATAATAAATTCCCATCCAAAACTGTATGAATCATAGTAAAATAATTATACAATCCAGATTTATAGAGTGCATTGCTCACTTGCGATGATATTCCTCTACTAGAAATATACATATCATAATTATATCTTTTAAGAGCTGAAAATAGATTAGTTAATTTACCAATTCTTTCATATCCACCGAAAAATAAATTGATTAATATTGCTATATCAAATGTATTATTGTTTAAAATATTTTCCCTAAACATGGTTAATTGATCTTTTTGATACCCTTTAATAACTGGATCATTTTTATACATTTCTAGAAATTTATTTAAATCATTCAAAAAATAATACCAATGTCTGGTTGTTAAAGTACAATCGAAATCAAATACAATGCATTTTCCATACATATATTCTTACAGCATAAATTATTTTTTAGTACCTAGGACCATACGGCCCATAATTATTTCCATATACATAAGATGGTCGATCAATTACTCTAGCAATATGATCAACTCTTCCGAAAAATCCAGCGAATCTAGCAATCCAATATACTATAATAAGTAATAAAATTAGAACCACTAAAACAATGAACAGAATTAAACCAGTAGATGAAGATTGTTGTTGGTTCTTTTGAGGAGTTGTTGACGATGACATATATTATAAAGTAATAAAAAAATTAACCACTAAGGATAAAAATTGACCACTAAGGGTAATTTTTAATAAAAATTGAATATACAATATTTTCCAAAATAATTATCATTATACACTCCAAATGATGAAAACAGGAGAATTTATAAAAAATGGAGATGTCATTGAATATTCAATAAAACTTATAGGTAGATGGCAAACCATTTTTTCGCTATATAATAAAACTAAAGACACCTATTACGATATTGGTCTAAATACAGAATCTGGAATATCCTGTATAAGTGATTTCTATATATCACCCGACACCAATACTTTTGCGGTAATTGTGGTTACAAATATGTACAGTGCTATTACATATTTTTATGATTTCACTGCAGGTATCAAACAACTAAAATGCACTGAAGATACTGTACCATATTCACCATATAATGATGAAAGATTAGACGTGATTCAATGGATTGATGATAAAATAAAAGTAATCAATTATGTGGACAATTATGAAATAGATACATCAATTGATTCAGATGAATTAAATAAATTAATTAATAATCTAAATAATTATGTTAAATTAAATAAAAAAATACATGGTTTGGAGCTACAATCAATGATATATGAGTTACAAAGTGAGAGGGTCGAAAGATATGAAATAAAAAAATATTCATTATATAAAAGAGTTGGCGATGAAATTAAATTTATTGAAACAATTGACCGCTAAGGGTAATTTTTAATTTATTAAAAATTCAAAATTAAATATTTTTTAGGAAATAATGCATTTTTGATTTGAATCAGATGGTGGCGCTGGTTCTATATAAAATATTTCAGAAAATGATGCTATATCAACACTAAATTCATTGGCATTCAATATTTTCTTAATATGATTTCTAAAATGATATAGATCAGTCCTATCAATCCATATTCCTCTTCCTTTACATAGAGATACTGTTTCACTAAAATATATTCTATATGGTAAATCTGTGTTACCTCTAGATATTTTATCTTTAATCATATCTAAAATGGCATCAACTATTGAATTTATATTTTCCTCCACATAATCATAATGTCTTTGTTTTTTATTTTGTTTTTCTTTCTTTTTTTCTTCCACCATTCTAGCCATTTCTTGACCATCAAAAATAGTCTTTTTAATGATGGGATCCATCTTTTTCTTTTTAATATCCAAATTTAATTGATTCGCCACTACCCAATTGATTGGAAAACTATTTATATCACCCACTATAGTTGTTTTACATATTGGACAAGTAGAATGTTTGTGTAAATGAATTTCCAAATTATCCCTATCAAATGTATGTCCACATGGAGTGATTATTGGATATGTAAATTTTTCCAACGTAATTGGGTCAGTCAATAGATCCTTGTTATTTGGCATTAGTATTAGTTTCTTAATAAATAAATCAATTATTTGGTAAATCAATTTTTTATGATCATAACTTAAAGATTTGTTCATTTATTATAATATAATAAATATGTCAAACATTGTTATGATTTTAGATAAGTCAGGTAGTATGAGTCAAATCCGAAGTGATATTATTGGCTCAGTTAATCAGTTTATAAATGATCAGAAAAAAGTGGAAGATAATTCTACTTTCACTTTTGTAACATTTAGTGATAATGTTGAAACAGTATATTTTAAGAGACCACTGTTTTTAGCCAAGAATATTACCGAAGATGATTATAAAACTTCTGGATCAACTTCATTATTTGATGCAATTGGTTTAACTATCAATAAGTTTGAGCATGATAAGGATGTAATTATGGTAATTGTTACTGATGGTCAAGAGAACGCAAGTAGAAAATATAATCGTAAAGAGGTAGTTGATATGATTGCAAAATATAAGAACAATGGATGGAAATTCATTTATTTATCTGCAGATGTTGATACATTTAAACAAGGAGACAGTATCGGATTCGGTACATCTGGATATGGTTCTTTAGCATCTACGGGAACATGTAATACAGCAGCTGGATATTTTACATTAGGCAACAATATATCAACACAATGTACTCAAGCTGTAACTCAACTTAGGATGATGAAGACAAAAATTGATTGAGCTAACCATATTTTATATAACTTCTTTTGAGATAATTAGATTCACAATTACATCTTATTTTAGTTTCCCGTGAAATATACATTATAGCATTACATTTTGTATAGCCATGATATTTATGGCGGCATTCATAACATTGAAATTCCATAATTGGTTTACTTGTGCAACATCCCATTTATATAATATATAAATACATTTCTATGGAAATATATTTAATATTAACACGTTTCCAAATATTCAACATCACAACTACTATTTCTTATTTTATCTATTATTTGTTTAGTATCCATTTTATAGATCTCTGAATATTTCATTGGTAGGAAAAATCTATTACTTACCTTAAATCTTATACTACCACTCTCTATACAATAAAATACCTCAAAGTTCTCGCATTTTAAAGTAATCAGTCCACTCTCCGGTACATCTCCATATTTCCTTAATAATTCAGACGTTACTATAACTATTAAACGATCATTTACTGGTACATCTGGAAGTACATTCATCGCGATACCGAAATAAAACAATTTGATATCATCATCAGTTGGAGTATTTTCAAAATATTCAAACCTATCATTTTTATCTACTCCAATTTTTAGCGGATCTATTAAAATTGGTTTATAACTATCACTATAAACAGTTATTTCCTTTAATTTATTATCCAACATAATAACGTATGCACCTCTTCTAATTAGTATATATCCATCATTATGTATCCCTAGTTTTATTTCGGCTTGTTTTTTAAGAATATAAAATGTATTAAATACATCCATTATATATAAAAAGGTTATATAAAAAATTGATTTTCTAAGAATATATGCCATATAATGATTATACTATATGGCTATTGTACCAGATAAAACAATAAAATTCAGATCCAAGGGAGGCAATACATATGAATTTTCATTGGAATTGCTTAAAATGCATTTTCATTATTTTGATGCAATGGAACATTTTCAAGGAACTATAAATGAAATTAAAGTAGATGTGAGTGATATAGTACTTCAGGATATCGCTTCAAGATTTAATGAATCTATTATAAAACTGATTAAATCTAAAACGTACCGTCCTTATACACAAAGACCGCTAAAACATCTTCTCGAACTATATAAATTAATGGATATGTGGATGGTAAAAGATAAGGAACTTTTATTAGATGTAATGCAATATATAGCGGAAATAATTAAAGATAGGTGGGTTGACTATGTTTTGAATTTAAATGAACATGATAATTTAATTAATGATTTATTTACGATATATCAAGATGATATCAAAAATCATTATTTAAAAGAGCCGTCATATGAGGAGTTAAAGAAATTAGAAAAAATATATGGTGGTATATGGGAGGTATATTGTTTAAAAAGGGATAGATTGATGGAATTATATATTAATAAAAATTGATTTATCAACTATTTATAGACATATATTCATATCATTTATATGGATATATATGAGACCAAATTTAATGAAATATTTTTAGAAAAGTTACGAATAAAATTGCCTGGAACAACTATTGAAAAAAAAGACTTAAATAATGGTATGCGTAGTTATTCAATTATTTCCAGTTTTCCATATATAAATACAAAATTTAATATAAGTGCATATGGTAATAATATAGCTATATTTTATGATCCATCATTTAAAGTTAATCCTAATCCTAAAGCGATGATTGGTTGTCCAGATTGGAAAAGTATCGAGATTGAATTAAGTTCTACTTATTCTGAAAAGAGTATAAATGATAGATTATGTATAACTTTTCCTAAAATATGTACATTATATGAATTAGCATCAAGAATTACATCTTTAATTATTAAAAATAGTGTAGCTATTCAAGGTTATCTAAAAATGAAAGAATATATAGACCAAACCAATACTATAATAGAACAAACCACTACTACCATAAAACAATTGGAAGATAAAATAGAATCACTTATGGAAATGATATATTATCATCCAAATAATAAAAAAAATATGGAACCATTGGTTGATCATTTTAAAGATCTTGTTCAACAGCAAAAAAATTGACCACCACTAGGGTAATTTTTGCTTTTACGAAGTAATTGCAGCAAAAAATTGATTTTTAATTTATATAACATACTTAACTTTACATCCAACTAAAATGGCTGAAACATATCTCTGTATAGATTATTCCGGTTCAACTGGGAACTGCGCCAGCTATTGGGAATATGTTAGTGGAGTACTTAATAAAACATCCAAACCTAAAATCATTTTTTGGGATAATCAAGCAAAGATAACATCTATTATAGAAGCTCAAAGTATTATCAAAAGAAAGTTAGGAAATGGTGGTACTTGTCCATCTTGTTTAGTCAATCTTCTGCCAGCAAAAAGCAATATAGTTATAATAACTGATGGACAAGTAGATCAAGGAGAAGTCACCCGATGTGATCAATTATTAAACAATCGTGAATTTAATTCAGTGGATGTACATTTTTACAATACTGGTGGAGCAATGAATTTATCTGTATCCACCCCATTCACCCGAAAAACCAAATATAATATCTATCTAGATGGACGTCCTTTCACTAATGGATCATCCTATGAATCAATTAACCTCCGTCAATATTTTGACAATCCGAAAAAATTCATTGATGAAGCAGATATGATATTAAGACAAATTGTCATGCAAAATTTGGGACGAGTTAATCAAAAACTAAGGGATGAACTATTGGAATTACAAAAGAATCTCCTCAAATTTCTATCAATTCAAGCATCCAAAGGAAATGATTATTCAATGATTAGAAAAAATTTGGAACAACATGATCTTCCAAAGGCAATCACTCAATTACAAGCCATATTTGCGAAAGTCGATCAAGAATTACCCAAAAAAGTAGAAAGTATTATTCAAGAAATGATCAAACAATGTAGCGGATCCAATGATTTTTCATTCAATGTACTTCAACCAGGTAGAATTACACGGTCAGAAACAGTGAAACAAGTAACCACCGAAGAACTACCAACAACTGAAAATTATACCGGTCATTTCGAATGTCCAATTGCTCTCGATACTGATCTTCCTGTATGTTTAATCAAAAAAGGCGAACCCATTTTTAATAATATCGAAATAGGATATTTAAATGCTTTATTGACTAATCCATTATTAACTCTATTAGATGATAAATTGGTAGCAGCATTAAAGAGTCGTATTGATCATCCAATTGGATTAAATGCAGCAAAAACAATGTTTAGTAGATCAAATGATGGTTGTGATTGTGATGGTTATGATTCTGATGATGATTATTCTGATGACTCAATGAAATCCCCACTAACCCGTTCCCCGATATCATCTGCTTTAACTTTCGGCGATGATCTTCAACACGACAAGGCAAATAATTATACATTGGCAGATTTATTCTTTGGAAAGAAATTAGTTGGTCTGCCGGAGATGTGGTTAAGTGTGGTATATTTTACGATGCAAAAAATGCAATATTTATCGGATGATACTAATTTCATGAAAACCTTCCAAACTTATTTGATGAATCGAATGAAAAAGTATAATACTAATATAACTCTTTCAGGTCTTCCTATTGAACCATTAGTTAAAGCACCTATCGATATCGCAGTTTGGTATTGTATTATGAGTCCTTATCTCAATACCACTGAAGATGAAGGTAGAAATCGTCTCAGAGCGTTTGGAGCAACTGGTAAATACCTAATTCAACTAATGGATATGTTTAACTATCCCTATAATCGGAAACAAACATTGAAACTGATGAGTATGTATAAGGCATTTGCATGGATGATGAACGAAGAGAAGGCTAATACTCAATGGAGGAATTTATTGAGAGCACAATATCAGAATTCATTGGTTGTAGATGGAACTGTTGTACTATTAGACGGCCCAGCACATTCTCAGCCACCACTTCCTGATTTTTCAGTAATGGATTCAGATAAACTAACACTCGGCGAACTTTTAACACTTGAATCATTAGTGGATCGCAGTAAGGCAACCAATTCAGTTCTACTAGAAAACATACTTGAAACAGTAATCCCATTACCGAAATACAACTATGGATATTCAGAAACAACTGATAAAAATCCTACCAAGATTTGTCCCAATACATTGCGCCCATATGTAATTGATATAAAAGATAGAATACATTGGAAGCTTTGCTCAGAGAAAATGTACGGACCATTAGATAAACAATTATCAACATACAATTATTTCGTTAAATATCTACACGAAAATAATCATTATCCAACAAAGTCACAATTCATTAAGTATATGGCATCCAAACAAATGAATAAAGAAAATGATCCAAAAGATACTTTGCCAGCACAAGTAACTCAATTTGTGGATGAATTATTTGAAGAATATGAAACAATTTTAGGTCATGGATTCACTAAAGTATCACCCGCAGAATTTAAGAGAATTACCTTTGAAAGTAGATCAGAAATTAATCGAAAGGCAATGGAAGGCAGATAAAACAATGCTGCAATTACTCCGTAAAAGCAAGCAAAAAATTGATCTTATTTTATTTTAGTCAATATAATTACTAAAATATCATGGATGATGATGTAGAACAATTGCGTATAATGTTTGTAACTAATTTATCTTGTTTAGGTGATTTATCATTTGGAGAAAAAAATACAGGAAAATATGATTGTTCATTATGTAAAAGCAAATTTGATAACATAGCTATATTGCATCCATGTTACCATGAATTATGTACAAAATGTTTGGATAATGAATATGATAATCATGGTAAATATAATGGATTATTTGATTGTCCATACTGTAAAATGAATGTTATAGATTATAGTTATAAATCAACATAATTTTTTCAATTCTTCTATCAACTTCAAATAATCTTCATTTAATTCTATCATTTTACGAACTGTAACAGGAGCTATTTCATTGTGTCTATCTGGCAATGATTCAATTTGGGCATCTGTTAATTTAATTTCATAAAATTTTTCAATCATATTAGCCATATCTTCTCTTCTAGCATAATCAAACATCATTAAATCCAATCGACCTTGACGATATAATGCTGGTTCAAAATTGTTTATATTATTTGCAGTTGCAATGAAGATAATACCATTGTAACTACCAATACCATCTAAACGAGATAAGAAAGCGCCCATTGAAAACTGTGATTTATCTAATTTTTTCTTTTCTTCATCTTTTTTGTCTTCCTTTTTGTCTTCTTTTTTATCTTCTTTTTTATCTTCTTTTTTGTCATCTTTTGTATCATCATCTTTTATTTTATCAAAAATATTCATCATTAATGATAAAGATCCATAACTTTTTTTATTTTCATAATCCTTATCGATTTCATCAAACAGTATAATTATTTGGTTACTATTAAACTTTACTCCTTTAATTTCAGTTAGACTTAATAATTTTTCAAACTCTTCATTGGTTTTAAGCCTGGCGAAAGGTACTTCGATGATATGTCTTTTATCATAATTTGCGATTGCCATAACTGATGATGTTTTGCCACACCCAGGATATCCATAGAATAAATATCCCTTCTTTCGCTTTAGTCCAGTTCTTTGATAATATTTGAAATCTTTTAAACGTTCAATATCTTTGATTAAAATATGTTTATTTTCATTAAAGATATTATCAAATGTTTCGAAGTTTTTATTCAAAGGATCATTTAAATCGGATATCATTTTTTTATTAAAAATTAATTCATCTTTGTCATTACCTTGGTAAATGAAATGATATAATTTATCTTTATGAACTATATCATTATAATCATCATATTCCTTCACACAATTTTCTATAAACTTTGTTATTTCCTCTATACTTTTTTTTGATTTTAATGACATTGTTATTGTATTATGACTTGCTAGAGATTCATTTCCCTTTGCATTTTTTTCAAATGAATATATATCAATAGAAATACCATCGA